ACAACGGCGCTAGACCAGATCGGCGACGTGTGGGAGACCTTGATCCTCAACTGCTTAAATACTGCAGACAGCGCAGCGCTTACGGCGTTTAATACTTTCGGCGAGGGCAGATGGGGAGCGTTAACGCGTAAACCTTGCGTAGTGTTCACGGGCGACACCTCCGCGACAGTTGCGGCAGCGATCGCAGTACCGGAAGCCCGCAAGACCGATCGCGTCAATTGTCAGTTAGTCGCGCCAGGGTCTAACGACTTGCCGCTAGTAGTAGCGGCGGCTCAGCTAGCACGGATCGCAGCTATCGCGAACAACAACCCCGCGCACGACTACGGCAGTCAGTCGGTGAGCTTGATCACTCCCGGAACCGATGCACAGCAATGGGCATACAACCAGCGAGATCAGGCCGTTAAGGGCGGAAGCTCTACGACGGTAGTTAAGGACGGCGTCGTCAACGTGTCGGACGTGGTTACATTTTACCACCCGACCGGCGACACCTTGCCAGCGTATCGTTATGTCGTGGACATCATCAAACTACAAAACGTGATTTTTAATCTTGATCTAGTGTTCGCGAGTCCAGACTGGGACGGCGCTCCGCTAATACCGGACGACCAGGCCACGTCTAACCGCTCAGCGCGCAAGCCTAAAGCAGCGAAAGCAGCGATCGCCGCAGTAGTTGACGGCCTAGCCCTTGAAGCTATCCTAAGCGACCCGGCAGCGATTAAGAAGACTATCATCGCAGGGATCAACGAGTCGAACCCTAAACGCCTAGACGCGGCCGTAACGGTCAAGCTATCAGGCAACGCGGGGATCATATCTCTTGATCTTAACTTCGGGTTTTATTTTGGCGCCGCGACTTTAGTCGCATAATTAGGGGATCGTAAAATGTCAGCAACAGGCGGATCAATTGAAGGCGTTACACTAGCGGGGCGGGAATTTCCAGCCACCGCGGACTCAGATGTAACGCGCAAGCTTGGCGGGTTCAGCAATGAGCTGCAGCCAAACGGGAACGGCACAAGCCGAAATATTAAAACGCGGGTTTTGCCAGCGTTCACGGGGATCGTTGTAGAATGTGACGACGCCCGCGGCGATCATGAATTTTTGCAGGATATAGCAGACGGCGAAAGCCTTGTGCCTATCGCGGTCACATACGCCTCCGGCGTCATATACCAAGGCAAAGGGACGATCGTCGGCGACTTGTCAGCGTCTAACCAAAGCGCGACGGCCAGCTTCGATATAATGGGCGAGGGTAAGTTCACCCAGCAATAAAAAACAATGTCGGCGGGGTACGCCCTACCCACGCCCGTTCGCGGGACGCCGACACCATAACAGGGCAGAAAAAAATGAATAAGATTAGTATAGAAGTAGCACAAGCAGAATTTGATCGTTTTGTCGAGTCTATGGGCTTGCTTTTGGACGTCTCGACGATGGACGTCGAAGATAAAACGGCATTCGAAAAACAAAAAAATCGTATACTTGACGCGATGGTCTCTGGCCATTTAGTCGTTAATGACGACGGCGAGGCGGTTTATACACCGTTCAGGCCTACAAGCGGGCACAAAGAGCCGATCACTTTTCACGAGCGCACAGGCGCTTCGGTCCTTGCGATGGACGGCAAGAAGAAAGGACACGACATGGCGAAGACATACGCGATCATGGCTGAAATGTGTAAAGTTCACCCGTCGACGTTCTCCAGGCTTGCGGGTCCAGATATTAAAACATGTGAGGCGATCTACGCGCTTTTAATGGATTAGTCCGGGCGCGAATAGTTCGATCGGGCGCGCTGGAGGTCATACCGGCTCGTGACGGCGGGAACACGTTCGCCAATGTTTACCGCGTTATGCTGCTACAGATAACGCGAGATTACCCCGGACTCCCGGACGTTCGGACGTTAACAACAAGCGAGATCGAATTTTTTTATAGTGGCCTAGTGCCAGAGCTGGAGCGAAAAGAGAATGGCCGGAAGGTTTAGCGTTGAGACTATATTTAAAGCAGTTGACAAGCTAACCGCGCCGGTTTCTCGTATGCAGAACGCGGTCGGTAAGTTTACGCGCTCAGCTAGTGACGGACTCGATCGTATGGGCCGCAGATTTAACAAAGTCAGCGACGGGATCAAAAAAGTCGGTCGGAATATGTTGATCGGTGCGGCCATAGTTGGCGGCGTCATGACTTCGGTCGTCGCTACCGGCGCACAGTTTGAACAATCCCTCGTTAACGCCTCCGCAAAGTTCCCGGAAGGGATCAAACGGGGATCGGACGCCTTCGCGTCTCTTGAAGCCGCCGCACGCCGGACGGGTTCGACAACAGAATTTACAGCCTCGCAGTCAGCCGAGGCGCTCAACTTTTTAGCGATGGCGGGATTTAACGCCGAAAACGCGATCGCCGCTCTCCCTGGAGTTGTCGATCTCGCCACCGCGTCTTCTCTCGATCTCGCCACCGCGACCGACATCGCTTCGGACTCCCTCGGCGCTTTTAATTTAATGTCGAAAGACTCCGAGCAGCTAGGCAAAAATTTACAGCGCGTTAACGACGTGATCGCCAAGACCGCAACGAGCGCTAACACTAGCGTTACGGATCTATTTGAGGCGATCAAAGACGGCGGACCGGTAGCGACTACGGCGGGGGCTTCGCTGGAGACATTTGCCTCGCTAGCGGGCACGCTTGCGAACGCGGGTATTAAAGGGAGCCGGGCGGGCACGACTTTAAAAAATACGTTCTTATCATTTGCGGCCCCTAGCAGCTCCGCCGCTAAAATTCTTAAACGCCTGGGCGTCCAGACTCAAGACGCCGACGGTAATATGCTCGACATAGTCCAAACGCTCGACAGCCTTAACAAGTCGCTGGACGGCTTAGGGAGCGCGGAGCGCTCGGCTATACTCGAGGGGATCTTCGGCAAAATACCGATCGCGGGCGTTAACGTTTTACTAGCAGCCGGGACCGATCAGCTTAAAGAGTACCGACGCGCGCTAGAAGGCGCGGGAGGCGCTTCGGCGTCAATGGCTCAGACTATGCGCGACACGCTACAGGGGAGACTAAACAGCCTCAAGTCGGCCGTTGAGGGCGTCTCGATCAGCTTATTCAGCATGACAAACGGGCCGCTAGTCGACGCAATCGAAAAGACGACCGAATGGGTCCGCGCTAATGAGACTTTGATCGCGACTAATATCGGCGGATTTTTGGCCGACGTGATCAACAACTTCGAAACCATAGTGATCTGGACTACGCGCATAGCGATCGGCTTGGCGGTATTCTTCGCGCTCAACGCGGTACTGCAGACGTTCATCGGCATTATGACGGCAGTTAATTTAGTTATGGCATTAAATCCGATCGGGCTCATAGTGCTAGCCGTGGCGGCGTTGATCGCGGGCTTTGTCGCGCTTATCGTTTGGATTGATGAAATATCCGAGGGCTTCGACAGCATGAGCCCGGCGGTTCAGGCGTTACTCTTGCCGTTCGGCTTGCTAATTAAAGCGATTAAGTTTATAAAAGATAACATCGGCGTGATCTCCGAAGCTTACGACAAAGTTACGGGATTTTTTAGCAGCGACACGCCAGAGGATCAAGTCGACGGCCGCACAGGCGCGACAATGGTCACACCGCAAGAGCGGATCGCGCGTAGCATAGAGGAAACCCGCACGACTAGCTCGGCGGAGGTAACGATTAAAGACGAGAGCGGACGCGCAGAGGTTACACGCGGGCGGCTTAGAGATAGTATCAACATGGTTCAATCAGGCGGGTTTTAAATTATGATTATAGTCACAGTGCCGTCAGGCGAAGTTCTCCAAACAACCGCGCAAACTTTCGCGATCGGCGATAATGGGTACGTAGGGGAAGACGAAAGGCTTACGAGTGAGCCCAACGGATCGGTAGCGTTTACAGTAGTAGACGGGGCGGAGTATTTAATAGACGGACAAGCGTCCCCCTTTCCCGCTTTGGTGTATCTATCCCCGTCGGGGGTCCTAACTACCACAGTAAACGGGAGGGCGGTCGATGTAATGTCAGAGCTACGCGCGCCTGCAGGTGGTTTAGAAGCTAAGGGGTTCTATACTAACCTAGCTTCGAGCGAGTTCATTCTAGAAGACTCCGAGATTTTTATTCTAAACGAAGGCGACATAATCCTAGTAGACGCCGCAAAAATTACAGGACTAAACGGCGGGGAGGTGGTCAACTTCCGAGCGACTAAGACGCTGATCGGGGCCGCCTCAAATGTAACAGACGGCGACACGGTCATAACGTTAGCCTCCGGGTCGGTTGAGGTCGGCCAGTTTATATCGGTAGAGGGCGACATAACACACGCTAATTATACGCCGGACCGCCAGCTAGACGCTAAGGTTTGCGGCAAAGTGATCGGGGTTTCAGGGCTCGACGTGACTTTAGATCGAACGGTCGCTTTCAGCCTAACAAACGTTAACGTATATGCGATCCCTAATTGTGAGTTGATAATAAAAAGCTGGATCGAAGGGTGTTCAATTGATGTCGAAAACGTCCCTAAGATACGACTTGATTGTGATATAACCGGAACGGTGGGACCGACGGGGGTTTTCTTAGACATCAACACCGCGGCAGAAGTTATGGGGGAACTAAGGATCAACAAAGCCAGCGCGCTAATTGTCGCGGCGTTTAACTACATAAGTGGGGGTGATGTCTCAATACGCCAAGAGGCAAGCGGAAACGAGAACGTAGGAAGCAAAGTAGTCAGGGGGAATGCGGTATCTCACAGCGTTTTTTCCTACTTCGGCAACTCCGCCCGCCATAAGGACTTCGGCTTCGATGGGGCGAGACATTGTACTTTTAACGTTACGAGCGACCACGGGGGGGCGGCCATGTTCGAGGCGAACGACTCGTCGGCCAATAGATTAGAACAATGTGTTATAGCAGAGAGCGACGCGATCACCATAAATGCCAACATAACCGACGCGAACGATCAAGGCCTGGAGATTATCTCCGGCACTGAGATCACTATAAACGGAAAAGTGCACAACTCGAAAGTGACAACTTCCACCGAGGGCGCGCTAATAATAAAAGGAGCTACCGATGGGGTCAGGATTAACGCGGACGTCGCCGGGTATGGGTCGCGAGGGATAAAAGTCGAGTGCTCCCTGCAGGCGAAAAACGTTCACATTTTACCAGCTAGCAAAGTTTTCAGTAGCAATAACTCCGCTATCGCAGTTCGTGACGGTGTGAGCAATTACGCTGCAAATGTAACGATCGAAGGACGATACGCAGGACTAACCCCCATTGAAATTAAGGAATTTTCGCAGGGGTGCTCAGTTAATGCGATCGTAGATATGACGCTAGCAACTAGCGCGGGGATGTCGATACAAGCACCGGTTAGTCTACTAAGCGGCGAGTTTATAAATACCTCAGTTAATAAGCAAATTTTTTCAATAAGTAACACATGCACGGCCTACCGGTTTGGTAAGGTATTCGCCGACACAGACGACGCGTTCATAACCTTAAACGGTGACTCTCGCGCTTTGTTTACCTTTGATAGAGTTAAGAACGTCAGCGCTAAATTGGTGATGGGCGGTAATTCTACAGTATTCTTTTTTAGAAACGGCGTTCCCTACGCTGACGTAGTCCCCACGCTGGGGGCATACTCCGCAGGGGACTTTTACCAGCGTAAGTCGTCAAATAAGCCGACCGGATCCACTATGGAGATCGGGCGGAAGTATGACGGCACAAGCTGGATTCAATTGCTTTGCTCTTTCTAATTAAGGAGGAAGGCGCATGGCCTGGCGGGATAGACTAAACGAAGCGGCGTATACCCCCCCGAGTGGGGCGCGTATTGTCCTAGAATACGAGGAAGCGCGAACGGCCGCGGAGCTTCGCGGCTCTCGGTTTGACTTTGCAAACGTGCAGGGGACCTACATTCAGGCGACAGGGTCAAGCGGCCGCGAGTTCCCTATGCGCGTTTTTTTTAACGGCGACGATCACGACACGAAAGCCGCCGCTTTTCTTAATGCGCTAAGAGAGCCGGGCGAAGGGACTCTCGAGCATCCGACCGCCGGGCGCGTTCAAGTCGTACCGCTCGGGCGTATCGTACAGCGAAACGACCTGGTACGAGCGGCGAACGAGAGCGCCTTCGAGGTTACATTTTGGGAGACTATCGGCGCACTATATCCAAGCAGTCAGAACGACCCAGCCAGCGACGTTCTCGCGGCGGTCTCAGCGTTCAACAGCGCAGCGGCGACAGCTTACGAAGACGGCATAAGTCTTGCAACGGGCAGCGAACTCTCCGAACTTATTAGCGACGTTCGCGCCAAGACTCAGCAAGCTAGAAAATTTTTACAACCGATCGCGGCAACGGTCGAGAGCGTATCTAATCAGTTTGACGACATAGCGGACAGCATTACCGACGGGATAAACGTCCTAGTAGGGACTCCCCTCACTTTAGCTTTTCAGATTGCGCAGCTAGTACAGGCGCCAGGAAGGGCGGCCGCACTATGGCAAGACAAGATCGAGGCCTTTGCAAGTTTAGCCGCAAACATTACGACAGCCGGCGCGAGGTCTCCGACAGTAGACCGCACGGCTCAAAACTTATTTTTTACCGATGACCTATACGCAAGCGGCGCGCTTACGGGGGCGATCGTCGGCGCAGTTAATAACGAATTTACAACCCAGCCGGACGCCATACAGGCGGCACAAGCTATTCTTGCACAGGCGGACGCGCTCAACTTTTGGCGCGAGGCGAACTTCGAGGCATTAAGCGAAACGGACACCGGCGAAAGTTACCAGCAATGGCAAGAAGCCGCGAGTCTTTGCGCGGGATTCTTAGTGCAGATCAGTTTTACACTAGCTCAAGAGCGGGTCATAACGACAGAGCGCGCCCGTTCTATAATCGACCTATGCGCGGAGCTCTACGGGTCCGTAGATGATAAGCTGGATTTTTTCATTAACAGCAACAGCCTAACG